CTGACAATCTCTACCTCGGTAACTCCGATGCTTAGACTTCCACTTCCGATCCCCCAGAACATGGCGTTAATATGCCCGATGTTGAAGGTGTAGGTTCCAGCAGCAGGAATCACAAGTTCTGGAAGCATTACGAAACTGAGGTTTTGTGTAGTTGGGAATAGCTGAGTAGGAGAACCCGGAAGGGTGCCGTCTCCGTTTATAGCGTATGATCTGGTATAAGGAGAACCGGCTGCGGGTCCTTGGTTAGACAGCAACAAGCTAGTCATCGTCCCGCTATAGGTCGCAGTTGATATGGTTTGGCCACCGTTAGGAGACATGGCCATATTACCCGATCCGCTGGGAATTTCTCCCGCCGAACCAACATCCGAGTTGTTTTGTGAGTTACACTGCCAGCAGTAAACAGGGAAGTTAGACCCTGAAGTCATGACCCCGGAATAGGGCTGAAGCTGGAATACACAAGGAGTACTGCTTACAGTTTCTTCAAGAATATGTCCTACAGAGTACTTAGTATCTGCTACCCACGCAAGAGCAACATCCCCATCGTTAGCAAGGCAAGTCCATACAACCGTTCCGTCTTTAGTGGTCTGTCCCGGAGTCGTGCTCCAAGTAACCGTACTTCCTGATTTACCGGACGTGGTTACTTGCTGTAAGTAGTTACTTCCGCTTACATTAACAATCACGAACTGCCACTGGGTATAGTAGGTATTAGCTTCCCAACCTTGAACGGCGTTGTTAACTACCACGCTGGGTGCTTGTGTGCCGGGAGCAATACCCCAGTTATAGACAAGACCATCATCGATTACAGGACCGCGATTGATCCACAACGCCGACCCATCTAGCGTAGTCTTCCCTTCGTCAGCCCAAACCACAGACGCGTTGGTACGGCTGTCTGAGATGGGATTGCCTCCGATGTACACCGTAGGAGTATCAGAGATACTGCTCAGGGGATAGAAAGGCTCCGTCATCACGGTAATGTCGATGGTAGCATCTGCGCCGGTACCTCCCACGAGAGGAAGCCCGGTTCCAGTTACGTATCCAAAACCGGCAGAGTTTTGAGACAAAGAAGCAATAGGACCATTAGGAGCACCGACAGAAGTTACAGTGAAAAACAGGTTTCCAGATGATCCTGTATAGGTGGGATAGATATTATCTCCAACTATGTATCCATTACCGCCGTTAATTATAACTCCGGATATTTCCCGAACTAAGGAATGTCCTGTATTAACAAAGGTCTGAAAGAGGGAAATGGTTGCTCCGCTTCCCGTACCACCTGTAGTAGCCATGGTAGTAAAGTAAGGATAACCTGAAAAGGGTCCACCCTCAGGATCACTAATACCCGTTATAGTTCCGTTATCAAGAGAGGTTACGACGAAAGCCGCGCCACTCGCCAGCCCTTGGCTGGGATAGATCATGTCACCGACAACGTACCCGCTACCATTTACGTCTATAGTAAAGGCAGTAATGGCTCCGTTTACAACGGTATTGATATTAAGAGTAAGTCCGGTTCCGCTGCCGGATGTGGTGGTAGGAACCCCTGTAGCAACCGTATAAGGGGTGTATCCACCTACGATGATAGATATACCCGCAACCGACCCGCCCCCTCCAATCGAAGTTACACTAAGCACCGCGCCTGTGGCCGAACCTTGGATTGGACGGATAAGATCGTTTACCGCAAAGCCAGTACCTCCGGTAACCGTGGCCCCTGTTATCTGGCCCGATCCGTTAACCGCAGTAATGTTGAGAGTAGCCCCTGTGCCTGATCCAGAAGTATCATACCCAGACGCAGCGACAGTATAAGGAAAAACACTCGGTCCTCCCGATATCATTGAGATGTTAGTAGGTCCGGATGAAACCGCTGTTACCGTAAAGGTAGCATCTGCTGCGTTTGGCTGAGTGCTTTGAAGCGCGGTTACTACATCTCCTACTCTGTAATTATGTCCGCCATCGTCTATGTTGTAAGACGTGATAACGCCACCTGAGTATACATACGGACAGCTAAACTGTGTGTTATCGTCTGTTATGTTTACAGTGAGGTATTGCCCGCTTCCACCTATCGTGTTAACGTCATCAGAAGTGAAGTATCCGCTTCCAGCAGATGTAACGACAATCTGAGTGACAACACCTGTAGCGAGAATTAAGGATGTGATGATACCAGAAGAAACGCCATTTACAACAAAGTACCCGTTGCTTCCTCCCTCTTGCACGGGGAAAACCAAATCCCCAAGGGAGTATCCAGTACCTCCAACAATAACAGCCCCAGTACCGATCCTTCCGTTCAAAGCGGTAATGGAGATGATAGCTCCGTTGCCTTGACCGTTTGTGGTGGTCGGAAGCGATGATGCGGTTACATATCCCGTTCCTGTGGCACTATTAACAAGAGAGACCTGAGCCGTACCATTCATCGCGCCAATGGCGGTCTGATCTATTTCGACTGTATCTCCGACCACATAACCCGCTCCACCAAAGAACGGCGTGATGGTCTGAAGACCACCTACGATATTTCCTATCGTAAGCGTGACTCCATTAGTTTGTCCAAGAACTTCTGCAATCTCACTATTAGGACCGAAGTAAACTTCCAATCCGGGTGAAAGGACTTCAGGGACTTCCGGAAGTTCAATACCACCTTTGTTAGTAAGCAGAGTGAATACAACGTAGTTATTCGATATGTAGAAATTCTGTAACTGAAGTACAGTTCCTATTAGCTGTTGAGCATTGCCTCCGGAATCGACAATAAATGAATCAAGATCAAAAGGTGTAAAGTTATAAGGATTCTGGGACAGGCCGGTGCGAACATAAGGAATGCGTTCCTGAAGAGTGTTAAGCCATTTCTTTTGGTTGGCTCCATCTCCCCAGAATAGACAGTTACCTACGCTTTGGAAGTAGCTCTGCCCCGCTGTAGAGGCTTTACTCCAAATCGCTTCCTGTCCGTTGTTCGAAGCATCGTAGATGGTAGAAGTAGTGTCTACCATGGTTTTGATCTCTTCTATGTTCGAATTAAACAGTCGAAACTCATAGAAGCTGTTGATTCCTGTCCACGTGTTTGTGTTCCAAACCGAGTTACCCGGACGACGAATAAGCGTCAACCGGGGACTCAGTTCTAAATTTTCTCCACCTAGAAAAGCATCTCCTCTAGGACCAACGTATTTTTCTTCAAACCTCGTACTTGCCGCATCGCGCAAGGGGCTGCGGTTAGTCCACAGTCCTGTAGTCCAGCGAGGGGCTTCATAGAGAGGGGCTTTTCGAGTTGGTCGGGGAGGCTGTGCTCCGCTCAGTTGAAATGGATTAGGAGACATGCTTACCCCAACGGGCCATGTGACCGAGTTTGCTAATCTGTTTTAATCTTTCGGTACCTTTTTCTGCAACGATTTCTTTTTGTCGTTTCGCATTATCTGGCCGAGGTTTTCCAATGAGTTTGTCTCTCATTTTTTGCTTTGATTCTTCTGAAACAATTGCACCTAATCTTGGATGCTTGGAGTTACCAAATCTCTTTTTCTGTCCTTCCGACATTCTTTTTCTGGCTTCTTCTGAAACTAGAAAAGGACGAGAGGACAAGAGCAAATTGTATCCCAATTCTTTAACATAGCTCCTTAAGAGCAAAATATAGTTAGACTCTAAGGCATCTAATTGTTCCTTGGTAAAGGCTTGGCATACTACCTTAAACAGGAAATTTTGCTCTCCGTATTTTTTAATGGATTTATGAATAACCATCTTCGCCTTGGTACGTGCGCCATAGAGATGCTCTTTCCATATTTCAGACGGATTTTTGGTGGTCTGTCCGACATATATTTTGCCGTTGACCTTATTTTCTATTAAATAAATGTGTCCGTAGGGATTAGGCATCTCTTTTTGTTAAAACGAGTTGTAAATCTAATACTGCGTTAGTGTAGTGCTTTACCCAAAAGGCTTGGGCTTCAGTACTTCTATTCTGGGTTTCGTAATCTGCTGAATATCCGTAAGTGAAATCGAAATCGCACCTTATGGGGGGTAGTTGATTTTGTTCTCTCCATCCCTTGTTGAAGTAGAGGAAAGATTGTTCGCAGTAAGGAGGCCATTCCGCGCTAGGGTCTTGTATTGCTCTGGCAGAATTGTAGTAGCAAACCAGTACTGTCATTGTGCCTTCAGAAGCCAGCACCCTACAGACTTCTTCCATAAAGGGTATTCGTTTGTTGGCCGGGATATATTCCATTTTGTGGACACAGCTAATTTCTTTTACCGATCCGGACTCAATGGGCCAAGGGAATTTTAAAAGATCGAAGGTTACTTCAGTAAGATCAATCTTATCGATGATGTGTTTCTTTACCATACCATGCCTGTCTGTGTATCAAGGTGGCCTACTTTGACTCGGGTATCACAAGCAACTTTGTATCCATACTTAGCTGCTTCGTTATAGAACCACAAATCTTGGGTAAAGCCTTTGCCTTGTTCTTGCACTGTTTTAAACCAAGGTCTGGGCATGTCCTTGAGTTTATTCTTAAAGCTGTCTATCTTCCAAAGATTGAATCCCATTCCAAGCCCGTTACAATGTTGAATGGTATCAACCAAAGGAAGCTGCGGTACAAAGTTTCTCGGCATAACTGAAGGGTTTCCGTAGATCATAGGCTGACCCGCTTCTCCCTTTGTCCAGTAGATACCGGCTACAACGTCATAGTTTTTGATGCTCTCGTAGAGCTTAATCAATCCATCCGATGGAGGTATATTGTCTTCCTCTACGGTAAGGATATATTTCCATTTACTGAGTTCTGGATGGTCTAATATCATCTCGAAAGCCTTCTCGTATCCTTGGCCTACCTCTTCGTTTTCAATAAAGATAGGACCGTAGAAGGGCTGGTTCATAGGGCGCATTAAACTCATCCACGAGGAAACTATTTTAGTGTGTAGCATCCCTCTAGTGACGGTGATCCAGACTGTGGATAAATCCTTGTAAGTCTGCCCCCGCTGAAGTCGTTTAATCGATTGTTCTAAATCTTGATTGTGATAGCCACAATCTGATAACTCGGATTTGGTTTTCATTAGTTCGCAATCATGTATATTGGGTTTAAAGAAAAGGCAAGTGCAATAGCATTCCACTGACCTGAAGGAGATTGAGTGTAGTTAACTGCGGTAGGACCGGATGAGGATGAAAGAATGTATTCTATCGTGGTTCCTTCTCCGTCTACCGTCCCGCCTAGCCCTTGTGTCCAAGGGGAGTTAGCCGAAGTAATGTTATGTTCGACTGCGGTGTAAGATACCAGCAATGCCCCAGTAGCACCATACCTAGCCGCAATAGCGGGGGAATTGATAGCTGTCCCCGTTCCTGTTCCTGCTATATCGGTATCGAATCCCGCCATCCCTCCGGTAAAGGAAAATTCCTGAGCACTTATTACCGCGCTATCGGTGATGGTCGTATTGAAGGTAACAGTTATCGTGGCCGAAGCATTGGCAGGAGCAGGTAGGAGATAACCCATCCACACAACTCCGGTGCTTGTAGAAGTAGAATCCTGTGGGGAAGAAGGACTCAAGATATACGGATTTCCGCTACCGTCCGCGACTGTTGCTCCTAAGCTTGGTACTGGGCTAGCGGTAGAATAAATGATTCCTACCACTACCAGATTGCCTTGAGTAGGAGGAGCAGAAAGGGTAACCGAAGCAGTACTGCCAGACAGTACAATTGATCCCGGCTGACCTTGTACATTAGTAAAACCCATTAGCTACCTACCAGAGCAGTCCACGGCTGCATACCTGCGGCAGTTCCAGTGTATGTCAATGCGGTTGTGGACAACGAGATAGCAGTAGGAATGAGACCTGTACTCATGATTCCGACTGAGAAATAAGTAGGAACTGCGGTAGTGGAATTCGTTCCGATATACACAAACCCCGGAGTAGTAGGAGACAGAGGATTTATCTGAGCGGTATTAGCATTGCTGATAGCTGCGACTGACCCCGAAGTTCCGATGAATGATCCAGCGGAAAGCCCATTGCTAGACATTACCGAAGCTCCGGTGGGAGCGGCTGTCCATACAGTACGAGTCAAAACCTGTGAACTAGAAGTGCTTGTTTGGATACGAATACTGCCGGTTCCAACGTTGCTGAATACGTTGGCACTACCAGAAGCAGTGAAAGCAGAGACCGCCGCGAGACCTCCGGAAGACAACGCGCTGGCTGCGGCAGGAGAAGCTGTGAATGCAGTAAGCGAAGCGGTCTGTTGGAGACTGGCTTGTATACCATACAAACCAACTGTCCAAGTGCTAGAACCTTGAGCAAAATTGAGAATGTGTCCTACAACGTATTCGCCTGCCAGAAGAGAGCTAGAGGCAAAAGTCATAGGATGTATCTGGGGAAGACTCCATCCACCTTGGAATTGGGTAAGGGACGTGGCCCCGGCAGTCGTGGATGTTCCTGTAGACCAAACCGAACTTCCCGAGGTACTGAGAACCGATCCTAGACCCGTAGTCCCCTGCAAAGAGTATACGACAAAATACTGGCTTAGTGTTCCTGCGCCTTGACTGGTATTCGGGAATGTAATTCCTAAAGCAAGGTCTGCCTCTGTCACAGTCATTGGAGCAGGAACGGTGATTCTCTGTAAGAATAGAGAACTACCGAAACCTGTAACGGTACCCGTAGCGGATGCTACCAACCCTCCCGCGTTAGCTAGAGGGTAGTTTGCCAATAGGCTGAGTTTAGAAACTCCATAGTTACTGGCCGAGATAGTAATGCTGCTGGCCCCTGAAGCAAACGCAATGTTATCTCCAGCGACTAGGCTCACGCTTGAAGAAGTTCCGTTAAGTGTAAATCCGGCTCCTCCCCCCGGACTAGGGCCTATGATTGTGATAGACGGAGAGTTAACGGCTTGACTCAGAGTGATATTCGAACCGGCTACGATGGGAAATGCAGTACTAGAAGCGGTGTTGATTGCCCCTGAGGTAGTACCTCCCGCCCCTACCGCTGTGGTCATGTACAGCAAGGTAGAATAGCTAGAAGCCGATATAGTAACTGTGCTTCCCGCGTTCCCGATTCCAATATTAGCCCCGGCAGAAATCGACATGATTCCTGAGGAACCATTCAAAGATTGAACGTAGCTGAGGCTAGAAGTTTGATTCGAGGCAGAGATCGTAATCGTGCTAGCCGCGTTTCCTATACCGATCCCCGCACCCGCAGAGATAGACAAAGAACCATTCGAACCATTGAGACTAGTTACTACATTCGTCGCAGCGGGAGCAGGTACAGAAATTGTTACGCTTCCGTTCCCCACTCCCACCGAAGCAATACCAGCACCAGAAAAATTTAGTAAACCAGAGAATGTCCCGGCAGAACTACTTGTCGTGTTGCCTAACGCAGTGAGAGATTGAGAAATTGTCTGTACGGAAGCCGAAATCGTGATCGTGCTATTCGCTTGGCCTATGCCAATTCCTGCACCGGCTGAGATGCTTAACGATCCGCTAGACCCATTCAAGCTGGTTACCACAGAAGGTGTAGTAGCCGAGATGGTAATACTTCTCGCGCCCGCTCCCACGCTGACGATACCCGCACCAGAAATGTTTAGCAGATTCGAAAAGGTGCCGGATGAGCTAGAGGTAGTATTGCCTAGAGCAGTAAGAGAAACCGAGGATGTTTGGACCGAAGCCGATACGGTAATTGTGCTGTTTGCTTGCCCAATACCAATTCCTGCTCCCGCAGAGATCGAAAGCGATCCGTTAGAACCATTGAGAGACGTAACTACGTTTGTAGCCGCAGGAGCGGGTACCGACAACGTGACAGTTCCCCCACTGGCATTCGTGGTACCGGAAATGGAGAGAATGCCCGCAGCACTTATAATCATGCTGTTTCCGCTAAAAGCGGTCGCACTGCTCCCTGCCGCAGTAGTGGTATTTCCACTAAAACTAATTCCGGTAAAGTTCGATGTTCCGGAATAGGACATGGTAATACTGCTAGCACCGGAGTTAAAAGCAATCCCATTGCCGGGTAACAAGCTTACACTATCGGTGGTTCCATTAAGTGTAAAGGTATTTCCGCCCCCGGCTGCTGCTATGATTGTAAGGCTGCTTGCTCCGGAGTTGATGGTGACATTGGCACCGGCAACGAGAGATACGCTGGAAGATGTTCCGTTAAGGGAGAAGTTTGTAGCTGTTGGTATCGCCGCGCCAGAGATGGTAATCACCTGATTACTCTGGCTTAAGGTAACGTTGTTACCACCAACAAGGGTAATACCGCCCGAGGTAATGTTGGTAGTGGCCCCGGCAGTATTCCCGCTAGAAATCTGTAAAGAACTCATTATAGTGGAGTTATTAGTAGCTACGAGGGTCATCGAGCTAGCTCCACTGTTGATATTAATTCCCGCCCCTGCGACTAGCGAAACACTAGAAGAGGTTCCGTTGAGGGAAAAATTCGTAGCCGAAGGAACAGTAGGACCTATAAACTGAATACTGTTCACCCCAGTGCTGATTGTAATATTGCTCCCCGAGAGAACAATAGTCCCTGTGGAAGTAGCTAGGTTACTTCCTTGGACAATATTACCGCCAGTAATACTTGGAGTAGGATATTCGTTTATAGCCATTAGCTATTTTCCTGACCGAAGACACTGAAGGAACAAGTGCCGTTGGTTGAGACTACTTTGATTACGTCTGTGTTAGCGAGAGTAATTCCCGCTACGACATTTATCATCGTTGCAGCCGGGATAGGTGAGTTATAGAAAATCACTTGCTTGATGTTATCCCCCGCCCCTGCAACACAAATTCTAACTGTGAAAGTATCGGGAGTGCCGGGGTCTGTATTACAAATGAATAGTGAGGAGATAACAGCGGACACAGTTCCACAGGTATAGAGAGCGGTCTCTATCGTAGCTGCGGGAGCGGATTGTCCTAGTACTCTAATCGTTGCTGCCATTACGCACCCATTAGCATGAATACTTGAGAGGAGAAGTCAGTAGTACTGCCTCCCCCGCCCGAAGCATTTATAGTCACATCTCCTACGCCTGTGGTAGGGGAGATACTGACATTAGTTCCGGCAATGATCTTGGTAACCCCGCCTCCGGTTCCGGTAAGAGTACCGTCCCACGGAACCCATTGGTTATCCGCGAAGAAGTATAATCCCATGCCTTGAAGGGGGGTACCAAAGTTACCGCTAGGAGACGTATTACTCCCAGAGCCATCCCATGGAACCCATTGCTGGCCGTTCCATGTGAAGACAGCGAAGAGAGTAGACGGAGATAATTGTGCTGGTGCCATATTTATTACTTCCGCAAGGGGTTAATTACCAGATATGACAAGCCGAACCGCGATAGATGGTCAACAGGTCTGCCACGGTCGGCGCGATTACCTGAATATTGAGCGTACTTCCTCCGGTGTTTGCGCCTTCAATGGTTCCCCAGATTCGCGCCGGGGTCTTGGTTCCAGTCCCACCTAAAGTCCATGTTGCGCCACCAATCTCTACGGCTGTGGTCGTTGATCCCTGTCCAGTCGTAGCCAGCGTTGTTGCCGTTCCCGCAGCGGTATAGATTTCCGCAAAGGCTGATAGGTTCGTGGCCCCGTTCGTGGCGGTCTGGACGAGGAACTGGTTTGCGGTTGCGGCTGTGGCCTGACCGATAATCAGATCGCATTCAAAGGTGTAGTTGCGGGCACTCGAACTCTGAGGTAATGGAAACGTCAGGCCGGTAATTGTCTTGGCAGTAGTGCAGCTTGAGATTGTCCCTCCGGTTCCGCACGTCACGTCTGCGGTGAGCACTTGGCTGACCTTGGTTCTTGGCGGTTGACATGCGGCAATCGTGGAAGTCGAAGAAGCGATCAACCCTGTGGCATCGAGCGTATACAGACTCAGCCCGTAATCGGGAGAAAGCGTGTCTGTACAAGCGTTTCCATCATCCACCAGTACATTGGTTACAGTCGATGCCGAGCCGATATTTCTAAGAACTACGTTGTGCGGGGTCTGGTAGGTATTGGACAGATGCACAAGCGTAGTCGCAACGCCATGAACGTCATTCAAATCGATTACGTTGGAAGCTGAGCCTCCCCAGATGCCTCCCCATGGACAGGCGGGGTTGCAGTTGGGAATGTCGTTTACCGCAATCCCCACTCCCGCACCGGCAATATCTACGTGGCTCATGCTTATGCCGTTGCCACCGACGAGGATTCCATTGGTAGCCGCAAAGCTCGAAGCTCCTTGATCGATGCTGATGTGCTCTGCGGCCCACTGCCCACCGCCACCTTCAAAGATGACGGGGACTGTCGCAGCCGTGCCGCAGGTTCCGGGGTGACTTGAAACCTCGTCAATATATCCGTTCTGGTTCAGCATTCCTTCAACATCAAGCCCGATGTTGCAGAAATTCTGTTCGTTCACCCTGCGAATGAATGTGGGGTGTGCTCCGTACCAGTCCATCTCCGGTATCACGCCGGAAAGATTGTTGGCGTCGAAGGTCATATCCTGAACGGACACGTAATAGTCGTATCCGTTGGAATTGAACGCGCCGTTGCCATGCAGGAACACGGGGCAGTAGATGGCATAGTTACTCGCTGCCGGTGCGCCTGTACCATTGTTTCTGCCCCACGCCAGCGTGATGCTTGTCGCGCTGGTGATGGCCGAGACAATACCGTAGGTGAGGTTATAGGTGGGAGCACCCGCAGCCGGGGAGACGAAAGCGCATCCAACCGCGATGTTGCTGGTGCTCCAGCCTGTGCCGCTTCCGGTGATTACGTCATTGAGGCCTGCCGTTCCGACCGTTACGGTTCCGGTTGTATAGAGCGTCTTGAATCCGGCAGAAGCCTTCAAAACACTGGCCTGCTGCCCTCCCGCAACTCCCTTCACGAGCCATTCGTCATGACCGATGATAGGCACTGATGTAACAACCGTGCCTCCCGGCATCCACAGTTCACCGTGAACCGGAATGGCATTCGATGCGACCGCGAAGGGATTGACACTCCATGTCCCGCCAGTCATGCCCCGCGCATCCGCGATTCCGGCAGTGTTGTTCAGAGTGTAGAGGGCTTGGAAGCAAGCCTGAATCTTGAGCGAATCGTCTGCGCCTGCAAACTGGGAGCAGTCCAGATACGCACCGCTCGATGACACTGCGGTTGCGGCGGAATAGATGGCGGGTTCGCCTACCGTACCGGAATTGACGGTGCCTGAACCGCCACCACCAAAAACTGTCCATGTATTAGTGGCAGAGCAGTAATAGGGAGTGTACACCCCACCGGAATATAAGTAGAAGCTTACAACAGGAGAAGGAACACAGGTAGTCGGAAGAGATGTACCTATAGAAAAATTCACAACTCCGGTTATCGGCCCCGGCTGAGCGATAACCGAAGCTGCGAATAAAAACAATCCAAGAAAAAATTTCTTAATACCCATAGTAGTATCCGTAGTTGAACGGACTTGCGGGTCCGACTGGATAGAACGGTCCAAGTACACTGTCTCCGCTCATTGCTGTGTCGGGGAAGATACTCCAAGCCTGTTCCTCGCGCTCCCCAGCGCGAATAGCTTGTTCGATCTGCTCATGCCATAGCTGATTCTGCATCTGAGCACGAGGAGAGTTGGCGTGTTGGAGACACTTGGCGAGAAAGCCCTCACGGAAGAGGTACGCTAGATTGTCTGGTACCGGGGAGAGCGTTTGCTGCAAAGAAGTAAATAGTGGAGCGCGTCTCTGATAGACGATCCACATGAGCCATACGAATCCGCCGATGGCAGGAATTGGATTGAAACGAATGCAGTATCCATTGGGGTTGGCTACAGTCCAAGTAAGGGTTCCATCCTGTACCGTAGTTCCCGGAGGGGAGTTAGGTGGCATAACAGGAGCGGTAGCACCTGATATGCCGTAGTTAGCTCCGGTAGTATTGTAAGGGTTGATGCCAGTCCCGGCTGTCGGATTCGGCAAGGGAATATTCGTTCCTTGATATCCTGCCACAGTCGGATTAAGGTTCATGACCGAGGTATCGAGAAACAGCATATTACCGTTATCGTCTACGATCTGCTGAATTGGGGTAGCAGTGTCCCCGGATGTTCCGTACCCGCAGGTATATTGAGTATTCGCCTTCCATGTGCCGAAGTTAGCCATGTTATTAGGGATGAAACACGCCATAGCAGGATTGCCCTGATAGGGGGTAATTCCCATATCTCGATTGACTTCAATCAGAAAGAGAGGCTTGGGGCAAAGGTTTCCGGTATTCGTGTTGTTGTTGATATCGATACGAAAACCAGAAGTCAACCATCCTACATCGGTAAGGTTGGTAATATAGTCTTGCTGTAGTGCGTTGGTGAGAAACAAAGGAACGTAGGCTGCGTTCCATCTCCAATTCAATCCTTGTGATAGAATTTTCTGGAGAACGTCATTTGCAAACGTAAGCGCGGGTTCATAGCTATATCCACCAGCAGGTAGAATAGGATTAACCTCTGCGAAGCTACGAGCGTAGTCAACCACGTTTTGCAAAGTGATACTACTGATTGGGGTAAGATTAGGAAGTACAGGCATTATTGCACTCTCAATCCCGTGTCTGCTGTGGTTCCACAGTTTCCGGGTATAATTGTTAAAGTTCCTTGTGGAAGCGCACCGGCTGTAGCACATCTATACACAACGTTGCTTCCGTTTTTTATTTCTATATTGCCGTATATGACAGTATCGGTGATCGAAGGATTTCCCAGCACGATCTGCTCTACGCCGCAAAGGTCGGTAGTTGTATTAGAGCCTTGGAGGTTTGTGTCACCGATATTGATTACATCGGACCCGGAGTTATATTGGGCCGGGGCATCTCCGATAGCTACCAAATGGTCTACATCTTACCGCAACAAAGTTATCTCCTTGCGGATTAGGCAGGAGTGCGGTATACCACCTTTGCGCTGATTGTGCGTTTCCAGTTAATGGAAAAAGCAGCAGTATAGATAACAGAAGGTTCTTCATTAGTTTGCAGTACACAGCACATCGTATGTCATTGACCCGGTTGCTGTGTGAGTCACGGTTATCTGGTTGGTGGTTTTGGCACTAATGTAGGTAGTCGCGATGTTAGTTGCTGCGCTGGCATTAGTAGCTGTCAATGAGCAATGGCTGGAGGAAGTAGCTCCTGTGATTGTGACGTTATCTGAAGTCGAAGCTGTAGTAGTAAGAGAGGCAGTAAACACGGATTTCCCGGTATTCACGCTCAGATTTCCACCACTATCTATGGCTACCAGACCCGGCGATCCATGGCCAGTGATGCCGGTAAATTGCATCGGTCCTGAGAACAAGCTAGGAGCCAATGAGTCAGATCGTATAGCCCATCCGTTTACAGCGACAGAATTAAAGTCTTCATCCACTTCAAGAACGCGAATCCAGATACCGGCATTGTTAGTAACAACAGTTCCGTCTCCATCGTTAATGTAGGGAGCATCGATTTCAAGACCGGACACATTTGTTATGTGTGCTCCACCACGGAATTGTCCATCGTCTAAGCAATTAGGTGCGGCAATGTTAGAACACGCATCCACCTTTAACGAGGCTACGTTAGCCACAGTAGCAGCCCCCGTTACGGCGGTACCGCCTGCTGTTCCAACCAATTCCGAACTTACCGTAGATGCGGCAGAAATCAGGCCGAAGCCTCCGAATCCGCCTACAATCGGAACTGTTGCATTACTAGCGAGAACGCCATTAGCTATGCCTCCGATTACGCTAACTCCGGGAGCATTTTGAGTAGCTTGGGTATACGAATAAAATCCAACGAAAGTTCCGTAATTTGTGGTAGTGCTGGTATCAGTTGCGAAGATAGACAAAGCTCCGGAACCAAGGCTTGGAGCATTACTCTGCCCGTCTAAATTTTGGGTATAGGTAATCGTACTGGCGGCATCACTGACATTCACTATATTGGTAGATGGTGCCCACGTAACCGTAACATTCGAAGCAGCAGGTAAAGCATTTGCTGTAATGGTAGCTGGGGATATATTAATGGGTCCTTCAAACAAAGAAGGAGAAGGAGATTGTGCATGAATAGCGTAATCCCCGCCTTCGAGAATCAGAATAGCATCGTTCTCTACAGCGGTTGATCCTGATCCTATGCCAAATGGTTGTGCGATAAGACCGGCTGCACGACTGACAGTTGCTCCTGACCCGTTGTCGAGTGACGATCCTCCTGCGAAAACACTAGCAGCAAGGGGTATCGTCGCGGCAGCACCGTTTCTTACTTCAACCCCTCCCCACACACCAAACACGCCTCCGGATGGGAACGAACCCCCCGCAGACCCGGCAAGAGAAAATGTCATAGGAGAGTTGACAGTTGCTATACCGACGAGACCGATTTCAGGAACATGAATAGTTCTGGGAGTTGCTGTGTTAGTGTCTGTCTGGAAATACCCAGCACTTAGAATATTTCCTCCCACGTTGGTTGAATCAACGTCACCAGTTCCATTCCATTGCAGAGTTCCATAGACCGCAGCAAGCTGTCCCCCTGTTTTAGTGGTATTTGATTCGCTGTCTGCTTCTACGTAGAGGGCCGCAGAGACTAGCGGAGAAGAGGTTTGTCCATCAAGATTTTGGTCAAGGTCTACGTAATGCGCCCATGCTCCTGAGTTAGTATCAATTGTCGCTGTTGGGTTCCATGTAACAATACTGTTGATTACCTGAGTAGGTAGAGCAGTCGCGCTGGTATCGTCCAACGTGATAATCGCTGAAGCGTTCCCTGATCCGGAGTAACCATCGATGGTCGATCCGGGTCCAAAGGCATTATGAGAACCGTTGGTAAGTGCGCCCGCCGATCCCCCAAATACTCCGGAAGCATTGTACTGAATTTGCTGATTAGACCCTCCGGGAGTAACAGTTCCGCTATTCCCGTTAGAAGCAATAACCTGCCAGAATTGTGTATCCGGTATGGTAATACTCGCATGGCAAAGCAAAGTCACAGAAGCATATTGTGCGCTAAGGACGTAATGTACATTGCCATCAATGGTGAATCCCGCAGGGGGAACAATAATGACTGGATTGCCAGTCGCATCTTCTTTGACTACGGTATAGGTCTCGCCCTCATTTGCCGGAAGATTGATAGTAACTGCTCCGGACGTGGCATCTACAATCTGTATTGTTTTATCGTAGCTGAGACTTATAGGAGTGGTATTTGACTCGTTAGGATTGTACAGTAAGTAGCTATCGTTCTCTAAGCCGTCATTAAATACGACCCCTACATTCAAATTTCCATCTAGGTCTGTTACTAATGTTTGCGAAAAGTCGCAGGGCTGT